ACACCTTTTATAATCATATCTCCATAATCCCCAACCATCATACCCTCTAACGTTTCAATTATGCACCACGTTTTATATGAATGGTCAAAAGGGTCTGAGTGATTCTCTGGCTTATCTGATTTGAGCGTTATCTTTTTATCTGTAACTTTATCCATAAACCAATCCGGAATAGGGTCTATGCCCATTTTAAAAGCCTCAATTATTACTGGTAATTTTTTAAACTTAGCCATAAATTCTCCTTTACACTATTGTTAACTATTTACTCCAACTCAAATTCCATTTTGATTTACTAATGATGTTAAGTTTTATAAGTAACTTTTTCATATTAACCTCACTTTCCATATCAGTAAACCATGTATCCACATTATTTATTATTAGTGCCTAACACATTTCTCTCAATTCTATCCTCTACACGCTTATTAAGCCATAACAACGCTTCTTCAATATGTGTCAATGCAATGGCGTTTTCTCTTGTGCTAAATTCTCCTTGCTGGAAGCATTGCAGCCTATGACGTACAATTTCAAGCAAATCAGTATCAAGAACACCGTGTTTTGAATCGGCATTTTTGCGTGGTCCTTTTTGGAGTATTATCTCATGATATACTGCGTAATCTCCTTCTGTGGCGTCACACTTCCCTTTCCCGGCAGCAATCAGATAATTATGATATGCTCCACCCGGTCCCTTCTCATCCATTACAAAAACATCATTTAATTTCTCTCTCTTTTGAATAGTAGATAGCTTTTCCATCTTTTTGACTTCCTTTCGTCTCATTAATTTATTTTTATTTGTATTACAAACATGTTAACCATACTTACTAATTACACGAAATAATAATATTGTGTAATCAAAACAACCCTACAACATGCATTATACCGTTGTAAGGCTAAAATTTTGGGTTAAATCTTGCGTTATTTTAGGTTTTAAATATAAATTCTATAGCTAATATTAAAATTATTATTCCAATAATACTAAAGATATGAACCATATTTATCCCTTTTCCTTCCATCCCATCAACTTTTCCGCTAACTTTTCTCTGATGCTGTCGTCTGCTTCGACTTCTATGCTAACAATAGTTCCGTCCTGTTGTATTTCGTGTTTATCTCTCCATTTTTTAGACTGTCTATTTTTAAGCCAAAATATAGCTGCCGTAGGGTCAGGAGCATAATGTTTAGTCACTGTTTTCATGTCAGTTATTTCGCCCTGGAATGATGCTGTAATTGTCTCAGGATGTTCATAACCTATAGCGCGATGATACAATTTTTCTGCAACTGTAGCATCGGCAATCTCTTTACCCTTTTTTATGAACTCCGATAACATAGGATACAATTTCTTCCATTCATTGAATGTTGATTCAGATATATCCAAAAAGTCAGCTATTTGTACATCTGTAGCGCCTAACAAACATAATTTATACACCTGCTCATTATATTTTTCTTCATACTTACTTGGTCTACTCATTACATATCACTTCCTCTTCCCAAATATCTCTCTTCGTTCTCTCCCAATATCCTTCAATCTATCCTTTTCTATCCTAACCATTTCTGGATCACATCTATAATTAGTACAATTTACTTCTATATTCTGTTCTAATTCTTGTCTGTTACATCCTAGACATGTTATACATTTCTTCATAACTACCTCTGTAAACTAAAAATAGCCACCCTATCGCAGGCAGCTATTCTAAAAATGTAAAAAGGAGAAAATTATTTACTACATCTATCCTCATGCTACCACATATAAAATTACCTTACAATGCCTTATTTGTCGACTTTTTCGACTTTTTCAAAAATAATCTAAAAATATTTTCACAAAACTATTGACATCATGTAGGTACATATAATACTATTAATTTGTTCCCACATAGGAACACAATAAAAATAAAAAGGAGTGTTTTTTATGAATTATGATGAAATTGTTAATTTTGCAGTATCAAACGTATCGCATGTATTTGTAGTAAATCCGGGTTACTGTGGCAATATGTACATCAAGCAAACTGACAAAACAAGATGGTTAGCAATAGACAAGATAACTGAAGAAATAAGATTCTTAATCAAATAAAGGAGATGTAACCATGACTTTTTTCGAAACATTAGACACTGTACCCACACCGTGGTAACATGTATACATTATAATAAAGGAGAATGATGATATGGGTAAATACATTTTAAACAAAGAAACAAGAAAGTTAGAACTTCATTTTACAAAATCTGAATATACAGCTTTGAATGATACTCAAAAATCAGAAATAAAATCAGCTTGTTTATGGTCTAGTAAAGTAGGAGCATGGGTAAGTAGAAGCACAAACAATTATTGGAGAGTTGAACAAATAGCTTCAAAACTAGGGCTTGAGAACGGTGGCAAAGTCGGAGAAACTTTATCTTATGCAGAAGAATTGGAACGCAAAACAGAAAAAGCAGAAGCAAGAGCAGAAAGATATATTGAATATTCAGAAAACGCAGAAAAAAGAGCTTCAAACCTTCAATCAGATTTTAATGAATATCGTAAAGATTGGAGTTGGTTAACTCAGCCAATTATAGCAGGTCATTCAGGAAGCAGAGCATTTGCCAACCACAGAAATAAAGTAATGGCAAGATACGAAAGAGGATTTGAGGAATACAAAAAATCAGAATATTACAAAGAAAGAGCAGCAACAGCAAGAGGAACAGCAAGCAATGCAAAGTTACAAGACAAAGCTTATCTTTCAAATAAGATAAAAGAAAGCAACAAACAAATTAAAATATATCAAGATTGCATAGTCAAATACGAAGAGGCATTATATAAAATCCAGCAAGGTGAGGAATTAAAAAATAGAAAAGGCGAAGTATTAACATCAGAATACATTGAGGAAAGAATATCTGATTTACTAGAAAAATACGAGTACGAACAAGGCAAGTTTGAATTTTTTGAGGGTTGTTTGAATGGTCTTGGTGGTGTTACTTATAGTAAGGCAAATGTTAAAAAGGGTGATGGTGTTAAGATTAGAGGTGAATGGTGCAAAGTTTTAAGCGCCAATCCTACAACGGTTAGAGTGTTAAACGGTCTCGGATGGGACTGGATGAAATATCCTTACAGCGAAATACAAGAACACAAAGCAGTTTAACCCCAATGGTTTGCGGTCAACCTAAACCGCAAAAATAATTTGCATAAACCTATTGACATAGTGGTAACATATACTTATAGCAAACGAACCGATTCGACAAAGGGCGAACGGTATAAGGAGAAAAATTATGAATATCGAACAAAAAATACAAAAATGGTTAGAGGAAATAACAGAAGAAAATATGCAAGACTATAAAGATGGTAAATATGAATTCGACCAGAATTATCTTGATAAAGTAAATAACAAATGGATGGCAATAAGACAATTTATATCTGATGACAGCGAACTCATACAAAAATACACAGATTGTTACAATTCATTTTTCCCAAGATTGACGGAAAATAAAGAGGCGTAAACATGCTAAACAACGTAATGACACTAGCCGAGGCTGCCGAACTCTGGCAGCTAAAGCAAAAATCCCTTATGCGTAGGGTTATACGCAATAAAGATAACTTAATAGGCTATGCTAGTTTATCTGGAAACACTTGGCTAATAACTAAAGAAGGTATGGAAAAACTATTCAACAAAAGCGACGAACAACGCAAAGATGAATTAAAACAGATTATGCAAGAATATTTAATCAAAGGCGATAGCATCCCAAGAAGCATTGTAAACGAGTATAACAGATTAAACGAAAAGGAGAATGATTGAATATGTTATTTAAATTTTATGATAAATTAAGAGATATGTTGTTAAACGGTTTCTTCCTGCGTTATAGCTTCTATATGAACGGTTTAAAATACACAAGAGAAAATATAAACGGAACTGTGTATATGTATAACGAATACAAAACATTTATAACTAACTAAAAGGAACCCACAAAGGTTCCTTTTTTTATGTCAATTTATTAGTTTTCTCGCTCGTTCAACCGTCTCTAATATAGCATTATCAACATTATTGCGCTTGATTCGCAATCGTTTTTCAATAACATAATTGCTTTTATGTTGCGCATAAGCTAAGTACAACAACTCCCAATCTCTCCCGGTCAACTCTCTTCTCAACTTATCGCCCCATCTTTTTATATCTCGCAGTCTTTCTACGTCCTGCTTATACTCCTGTATCTGCATCCCAAAGTCATCTATCATTTGCAATGCATAACTTTGTGTCGGATTCCCAACATCGCTACCGCGTGGCATATCTGACAATATTTGAGCCTTAACAACTCCCTGTCTTGCTTCTGCCATCAATTCCTCATACTCAATTATGTCCTTATGTATCTCCCTTATTTTTTGCGCTATGTAAGGGTATATCGTTAACATTTCTTTTATATCTAATTTGTCAGCACATTGTTTATTCATACAATCCATTCTCCTTTTTAGTCGATATAGTTATATGTTTCTTTTAGCTCTAGTCGCCTCTCTAATCTTGCGTTTTTATATGTCTTCCATCTGTCAATCATTGCGTCAGTTTTGCAACCCATATTGCTAATTATCTTTTTTACCTGAGATAACATTATTTCAACATCTGCTGTTTCCTCTGCAATCCTTATTACATCGTACCTGTGCGAGTTTCTTAGCCTATTCAATTCTATAGCTAACTCCAACAATTCCTCTACTGCTTGTCCTATTTGAGGCATACTCCCATAATTATCTATTGCCTTTATATATAATTCATCATCTGTCAAACGTCTTTCCATGTTTATCTTTTCTGCTTCTGCAAATATCTTCTTCTTTGCCTGTTCCTTTGCCTCTAACTCTCTTATGTAGTTCAAACATTGTACTTGTGTCCACTTGCTTTTATCAACGTTTTCTAATCCCATCAACTCACCTCACTATAGTTAGTGTTAAATCCCTGTACTTGTCCTCAAACATCTTATGCTTTAGTTTAAACTCCTTTGTTTCCATTCCCTTTACATCTTCAATAACAACTCTTTGTGTTAAATTGTCATAATACTTAAAATCTGCTTTATACTTAATAGGGTTAAACTTAACATTATTCTTCATAAAACCTTCTATTAGTGTAAACTTAGGTTGCAATTCTAAATCTTTTATTTGCCCAGCACTTTCAAGCAATTTTAATTCTTTGTATCGTTCTGCCTCGCTCTTACTATCAAATTTAATGCCATCATATAGCGTTTTTTTGTTTTTATACTTTGACTGTCCTTTCATACCTCAATACACCCCTCTTTCACTATCCAATACTTACTATATATCCTCAATGTAATTCTTGCTTTTTCTCTCTCTTCAATTGTCGAATATCTATTGTCAAGTACAAATAGCGCTTCTTCTATGCGTTCTCTGGCTAATTCAAACCTATTCTTACTTATCCTTTCAAACATTTGTTATCTCCTTATCTGAGCTTCCACAAGCCCCTCAAAATCACTTTTAAATACTTGCAATGTCTTTACCTCTTGCCTCAGCCTTTCGTTCTCCTTCATCAATTGTATGCGCTCTCTGTCTGGTGTAGGTGTCGGTGTAACTGTAGGTTGTATCTCTATTACCTGTTGTGGTTCCTGCTGCGCTATGCTGTCAAGCAATATTCCTGATATAAATACACTTGTTATTAACATAGCTAATAATATTTCTTTCATTCTATAACCCCTCACAATCCATTTTAGTTTCCGAATTGATACATTTCTAAAATACGATACGCCGTATCATTATTGCATCCATATTTCGTAACTATTACATTCAAAGCACAATCTCCACAATATGTATCTTGTCCATCTTGATAAACTCCTGTGGCTTTGATAAATTTTCCGCACTTTTTGCATCTATCCATCTAAAATACCTCACAATCCATTTTAATATACTACCCTACAACTTATATTGCTTTTCTATTCTAATCAATTTAAACTGCATTTTTAGAGCAACTAGGTACATTATAACGCTGCTTATCCTTCTCTCCTTTTGAATACACAAAACAAGCATTTTCACTTAGCCACACAACCGTTATCCTACCTATGTCTTTTGCGCTTAACTTGTTTTCCTTCAACCACATATCAATAGCTTTGTTTGTTTTTGCTATTTGACCAGTGTTTTGATAGTCAACTATTGCTTTCATCTTCTTCCTTTTCTCCTTCGCATTTATTACATTCACACATATCACATATGTTATCTTTAAAAGCTAATATAACTTTTTCAACACCGCAACATATAGCCATTACAGGAATCCAACCAAGCAAGCATATAATTACTATTGCGCAAAAAATATTATCATCCATACTTACGCCCATTTCCTCTCCCGCTTATACCCTCTAACCTTTTCCCTACTCTTAATGCTTGCATATCTCTGTTTTTCTTCCTTTGTCATTGGTCTAGTTATACATTTGCTGCCTATTGTCTCATTCTGCATTGTCCGCTAACATCCGAGCCTCGTTGCATGTTATGTATCAACTTTGTAACCTTGTCCATACTATAACCCCCTTAACTCGCCTTTTTCTTCTTCCTCATTGCCCTACGTTTTAAAACCAAAAATACTCTATCACCTGACATACCAACCATTTCGCCTATCTCGTCAAAAGTAAACCCTCGTTTTCTAAGCCTGTATACCCTCTCTGTGTTTTCCTCACTTTCTGCTCTGTTGTACGTTTTCATGCACTCAACTCCCTGTATTTATTGACTGCTTCCATGCGGTTGTTAACTTTAAGTTTCTCAAAGATGTGTGATATGTGATTCTTAACCGTTTTTTCGCTTATCCATAAATCTCCTGCTATCTCTTTGTTAATCTTTCCATCTGCTATAAGCTTGATTATTACAACTTCCTGCTTGGTTAATTGCTTGTTTGCTCCCATACCCTTCACCCCTTATACTTTATTTGCTTTAACACTATCGCCTTGCATATCTCACACTTTTTGACATAATCAGCTTTGGTTAACTGCTTTGATGTTATAGTTTTCATCATTTACCCCCACAAAACCGGAATATTTCCTTAAACCATCTTAACCATGTATATCCTGTCGGGCCGTTCCTCTGTTTCCTTGTAAGCAGTTTGACATTTGCTGGGCTAACTAACTCTTGATCTTCTTCCATGTAAAGCATATGCACATTATCTGCGTCCTGTTCAATTGCCCCTGTTTCCCTAAGATGATGTAAGTCCGGCTCTCCTTTCGCTCCTTCTCTGCTTAACTGGCTTAGTAGTATGATTGGCATTCCAAACTCTAAAGTCATTTCTTTGCATTGTCGGCTTATGTCCTCAATTTCGTGTCTCCTGCTTTCAGTTTTCTTTTTTGTTTTCATGAGCTGTAAATAGTCAATTACAAGTAAGTCAAGCTTTCCTTTCATTTTTAACTTCCTGCAATATGACCTTACTTCCTCAATAGTGCTTTTCTTATCATCAATTTCAATATCAAGATTAGTCAGGTATTCATTTGCCTTTGCAATCCTTGTCCAATCATCATTTACAAGCGTTTTGCACATTCTTAATTTATTTCCGTTTATGCTGCCTATGTTTGATATCATCCTTTTAGCTAATTGCTTCTTGCTCATTTCCCGGCTAATAAATAGACATTTGTTACCGCTTTTAGCTATGTTAATCAATATCTGTGCTGCTAATGCTGTTTTACCATGACCGGGTCTTGCTGCAATTATTGTTAATTCCTCTGAATGTAACCCTGCTGTTATCTTGTCGAAATCCTCTATACCGGTATAATACTTTTGCTCGTTAGGCTTGTTATAATCGTCCTCAATGCTTGCAATAGTATCAACAAGTATGCTGGATATAGAATTGCTTTCATCGTCTTTGGTCTTAATATCAATGTCAAACAATTGGTTTACATCGTTTTTGAAATCAATTGCATTTTGATAGCTTCCAGATATCAATTCTTCAAGCCTTGTCCTGCTGCGCATCAATATTTCCCTTTGTGCTGTATATAGTTTCAATTTCTCAATTCTGTCCTCAATGTTTGAAGTAGTCGGAACTATATTCACATATTCACTAAGCTTATTCATTGATAAATCAGATTCCAGTAATTCCTTTCTTTTTTGAAGTAATTCTGATACTTCAATAAAATCAATTGTCCTATCCTTATCTTTTAGGTGCTTAATTGACTTGTATATAAGCTTATTTTCATTCTTGTAAAAGTCATTTTCAGATAGCTCATATACAAAGTCTTGCTGATCTATCATCAAGCAACCTAGTACATATTCCTCTATTTCTGTGCTATTGGGCAAAGTAATCATCTGTTCCCACCTCTGGATTTTTAGGTATATAGTTTGACAAGTCTGTGCCTGTTTTCTTTGGCTTGTCCTCAACATAATTACAATCAAGATAGTCAACATATCCGGAATTAAAGAATGTGCTTCCATTCTGTAAATATTGTCTGTCTGTTCCTGCTTTAGCTTTTTTGTATCTTTCAATACATCTTTCAAGTTGTTCATAACCTAGCTTGTACAATTCTTTTTTCTTAAATTCAGATACTTGACCTTTGCCCTCTTTTTTGGGATATAGTTTCCAAACACTATCAAACAATTCATCATATATATTTTTGTTTATTTCTTTTACTTTACTTTTCTTTACTTTACTTTGTTCGATTTCGTTGAAGCTATGTTCCAAATCCGTTTCAACATCGTTGCAAGTACCGTTCAACGGTCGTTCAATCAAATTCTCTTCTAATGCTTTAATTCTGCGCTTTTCAGCCGATTTTTTACCTGCCTCAATTCTTTGATTTTTCATAGTAAAGTAAGGTTGCAAGTATACTAAAAGTTTAGGGCTAAAGAATTTATCCTTGTTGGATGATGTATCAATATCAAACAATTGATAATTGCATACTACTGTTCTTACTTTTTGTTCTGACGTTCCCATTTCATCTGCCAACAAATCTAGATCGTCCATTGGATACCTTAAATCTGTTTGCTCTCTTAACACTTCAAGCAACATAAAGAATATTCCATAGCCCTCTAACCCTAATTCTTTTCTCAACCTCTTTATTTTTCTGTCGTGTCTTGCATTACAAAAATGTGGAAAGTAATATGCATCTTTCATCAATTGTTCACTCCTTATCTGTTACTCTTCTATATACCAAGTGCCGTTTGCTATAAGTTTTATAATCAGGCTTGTTGCAATATAATCCTTTTTGAATGTTCCTTTATCGCTATCTAATTCACAATATACATTTTTACCTTCCAAATACGCCTTTGCTGCTTCCTGTGCTGTGACTGGTTGCTTGATTTCTTCGAGTTCGGTGTTGGAAGTTACATATGCATAATGTTTGTCTTTTTGGTATATCAAATTTCCGTTTTCGATTATCAAAACGTCATCACAACAATGATTTATACCTATACTTCCCTTTGTTACTTTGAAAATTTTATCAATATATTTTTCTGGGTTTTCTTTAGCTAATCGCATTAATTCATATCCTTTTATACTCATACTCTTCTCCTTCCATAGTGGCACCATTTACGATGCCACGACTATGTTAATTAGTAATTATTACTAAAAAGGAAGGTCTGAATCGTCCTCAGTAAGTAAATTGCCAAATGTATTTGATAAACTGTCAGAGATTGAATCAGGCAACTTTTTAATCGGTGGTGGTTCAATACCATTCTTTACGGTTTCAACCGAATTAACTCGCATACACTTTACAGATGTTTTAACATTTCCGTCATTGCCTTGGTATTCTTCCTCTCCAAACACTCCACCAAATAACTTGCCTACTAACTTCTTTTCGTCCCAATCCCATTTATAACCGTTGTTACTCTTTTCAATGCTTGTTATAAAGCCTTTGAAAAATCTCAAATCATCCTGTTTTACTGTTTGGTAGTACATGCCTTTCCATTTAACATCAGAACCAAATTGCATATCCTTATCATATTTCCTTCTGTAAAAATCCTTATGTTCTCCTTCTGCAATGTCAAAGGCTATTCTTAAAAGTTCTCCATATGGTTTTTCCTTTGATTCAACTTTAAGTATCTTACATACATAACCACCCGGCTTTAATGTTTCAAATTCTCCTGTAAACGCTTGGGCCTGTTCAAATCCTTCATACTTTTTCATAGTTAGCACTCTCCTGTATATTTTTATTTTTAATTGCTTCCTTCTAGTTCCCAATACTCTCTAATTGCCTTGTCAACCGATTTTAAATCATTGTCTATATTTCTATCACTAAACATATCCATAGGGCTTTTAACGGTGTTATAACCATCTGTTTGAGTAAGAAATGTATACTTGCCATTTTCAAAGTGTGTCATTAGCACAACACTAAACATTCCCTCTACTGTTAACTGATCGTCAAGCATTTTTCCTACTGTTTTTGCTTTAACTCCGTATTCTGATTCCTGCACATGATGCAGGAAATAAACAAGTACATCACTCGGAGTATTCTTTATTACAAAGTCAATCAAACTTTTAAAATTGCAAGCCATATCTGTAAATTTTCCGTAACCTGTTTCTTTAGTTCTACTGAATAGTTCAAATGCCATAAGGTATTGACTATCATCAATTACATAACTCTTGATTTTTGAATTTGCTACACCTTTTGATATGCTTTCACATATAGTTTTATAAGTTGATCCATTCTGTTTAGGTAACTTCTTTCTGAATGGTAGCGGTTTACTTGCTACATTAAAAATAACCACTTCATCCTCATTGAAATTCCTTAAGCTTGTACTTTTACCACTTCCACTTTTGCCTAGAATTAACACCGGAATACCCATACCTATTTGCTCCCTTCTGCCGTTTTTAATAAACTTTCAATTTCTTTTATAATGTTAAAACTTCCGCTTATAGCGTGAATTTCAGTTATTTTACTTCCGTATTCCGTTTCGCACCATTTAATAAAATTTAATAAAGTTCTTTTGTCAATTTCTCCAATTACTTTTTCTTCCCAGTGGCGTTTAGGTTCATCAACAGGGTTTGTTCCAATAATCCACCATGATGGCCCAAACCTACGTTCAAGTTTGAAATAATAATAATCATCCGGTTTTATTTCTATAGGTACATATTCAAACCAATCCAAACAAGGTCTTGTATATTGATATTTAAATGATTCTTTTACAGGTTTTTTAACTTTACTTTTGGACATTATTTGCTCCCTTCCATCTGCCTTATTTTCTCTAACATTGCAACATTCTTTCTTATCTCTGCTGCCAGTTTTTTAAGGTCCTCGTTTTCTTTATCCCAGTTGTATTGGTTATCCATACACTTTGTCATAATCCACCTCAATCCCATTCCTCAAATCATCCTATTAGGTTGTTGTATTTGTCTTTGATGTAAGTGTCAAAATCCATATACATTCACCTCTTTTGATTTAATCCATAACTTTGTTTCCGCACTCTTTGGAGTTTCCATCACAAACAAAATTACATGTATCTTTTTTGGTACATTCCTCACAGCAAATTTGACATTGCATTTTACAATCAAACTTACAACTAAATGTATATTTTCCTTTTGGTTTCCTTGAACATTCATAGTTGTATTTAAGGTCGGGATTTACCAAACATGTTTTGCAATCCTCTGATTTTTGTTTTTTACAGCAAAAACAATCTTGATCAGAATCCATAATTGTATATAACCTTCTATGTACATTCCTTATAAAAGCGTCCAAATCAACAAAATCTCTTTTCCAAGTTTCAGAATCGTTTTTGTCATACCTTGTATAAAATGCATATTTAGGTCTATTTTCATCATTAACAGATATTTTTTTATCAAATTCAATTTGGGATAAATTTAAGTCAACAAACTCAGGAATTGACATCATAATATTTTTCAGATAATTGTATACTTCACTTTCTGGAATCCTTAAAGAGTAGAATTCATTGTCATTGTAGGCATCGTTTCTAAAAAAATCTCTTACTTTCTGCATGATTATTTCTGATTGTCTTGGCTGTCTGTTTGGTGCTTGGCAAAATAATTGACCACCAATAACAAACATTAAATCTATTTCACTTATAGAAATAGTATTAACTCTCATATTCGCACCATCCTTTTATTACTAGGACAATATCTCCCCAGGTATTGCTCTAGTATGTTATTTGTGTTATTTGTTCAATTGTTCCTCTAACATTTTTATAACTTCTCCACCATAATCATTTTTTGTCAATTCTATAAACTCAAACACTGTAAATTCATCATGTTCTAAGTTTATATTGTGGTTCTTAGCAAAAGATTTTCTTCCCATTTCGCACGATCCCGTTAGCTTGTTGTGCCAATCAAAAAATTTCATCGCAGGATATTTTTTATCTATTTCAAATTCGTTCAAAAATTCTTCTGTTCTTTCTTCCTCATTCATATCCTCAAACAACTTATCATTTAATGATTGGTTTGCCTCGTGTAATGTTGTCCCATGTGCAAATAAGTTATTTCTTTTTACAACAAAACATTTATCAAGGGTTAAATCATTGTTTATAACAAAGCCTTTTGCTATGTTGTGCTTGACTGTTGTAATAACTGTTTGTATACCATCAATCAGATATATAACCATTCCATTTATTTTATTTAAACCGTAACCGTCACCGGAACCGGAGCCGGAACCGTCACCGTAACCGTAACCGTAACCGTAACCGTAACCGTAACCGGAACCGTAACCGGAACCGTAACCGGAACCGGAGCCGGAACCGTCACCGGAACCGGAGCCGGAACCGGAACCGTAACCGTAACCGTCACCGTCACCGTCACCGTAACCGTAACCGTAACCGGAACTTACTTTTAAAAATTCCTTTACTTTCTCCATTCCACAACCCCCTCTATTGATGCGATCGCTTTATCTGTGCATGGTATTATTTCAATAACTCCCATAATGCCTATTTCATCAACCGATATAGTAAACTTACAATCATTGGGTTTTGTTGTCCCGTCTACTGCTAATTGTGTTATACTTGCAGCACCATCCCAATACCATATTCTCCTACAATTATTCAAAATAACTTCCTGACCATCTTTTGTCTTTAATGTTCCAAAAAATACACCTGCCTGTGCTGCTCTTACAATTACCTTTTTACCTATCATGTTATTCATAATTAATTTCTCCTTTATGTTTGTTATTTTTAATATTTTGTGTTATACTTTAATCGACTGTTTGGGTAGCTGCTGTTTGGCTACTCATTTTCATTTGTATCTAATACTTTGACTATCTTTAATCCGCAATACGGACAATACTCCCATCCGTTTTCGATTGGTCCATCTACAAAAAATATAGGTTCGTTTTTGCAGTTCAAACATAAATAATGGTTTTCGTCTAATGTGTCATATGTCGTTTCGTTTGCGTTATTCATCCTTTTACCCTGCCTTTCTGTATGTATCTGCATCTATTCCGAATGGGTCCGATAATTCAGCTTTGCGTGCTAATGCTTCAATCTCTGCCTGTGTTGGTTCTCTGTAATCCTCATATGGTTCTGTTTCGATCATTTCTCTAACGTTGTACCAGTCCATAACCCTAACCCCCTTATTTGCTTATTAGCCATACCTTTGATATGTAATGCTGTTTGAACATTGCTTTTACTAGCTCTTTTGCTTCTGCTGCGTTATTAGCCTCAACAACTTCACAATGCTTAATCCAACCTTTTAACCCGTGCCATACTCTGTACTTTTTCATTCGTACAACCCCCTTATCTTCTGATTACATTTACTGTTATTGCAGCTATATCCAGCACATAATTTAAGCTTGTCCTACTTCCGAATAATATTTTGTTGAATTTAATGTCACATGTTGCCATATCCATAACCCTTCTAAATTCTGTGTCTGATAATTGACCTACTCTTGCCTCTAACAATTTCCTCATATGTATTAACCTCTCTTTCTATCAATATTGGTTGCTAACTGGTTCAAATAACTAAAGCAATTTAAGCCGATGCATGATGTTTCTTGTACTGCTGTTTCAAATTCATTGCTTTCAAACTCTCCTATACCGTCACACAATATTTCCTTTACTGCTTCCTTGCTCATTATTACTGCGTTATCTTCCATCTTCCCCTCACCCCCTCTCTAAACTTTTAAAAAAACCTCGTCTATCTGATTAAGGATATTGTCTCGGTATATCTTTACTAGCTTTGGTTCTCTGTACTTTTTGTAAATTTCTTTCACAATTGGCAAAGGTGTAGGTAATTTATTGTTTTCGTATTTACTAAGTGTTGAGGGGCTTATATTCAAGTTAAAAGCAAATTCTTCTAGGCTTGTGTGTTGGCTTGTCCTAAAACCCCTCAGTTCTTCTCCGAGTAAAACCATTTGTTACACCCCCTTTCCTTGGCTTTCCAATTAGGAAAGAGTTTTCTTAACAGTGTTTGTTTGCACCTGTGCTAACGTGTATAATTGGTTTTGTTAGCACATCACATCAAATTACTTAACTCCTTCAATTGGGAGTTTTCTTTTTATCACATCAGACAAATTCTCGGGCGTTCTGCCCTTTTTGAGCTTTATTTGCCTCGTAGAAGGCATAAGCAAAACCTAACGGCGTAATGCTTCTTAACTCTTTTACTTTCTCTGACTTGCCACCTAATTTAGTGTGCAACTTTGCTCCGTCAATATTGGGTAGTGGTTTTTTAACTGGATTCTCGAATTTCCCCCATAACCAAGTTGTTTTTTGGTATTGACTATTTCTTGGTTCCGGGTCATATTCAGCCATTTCGTAAGGATGAAATTTATATTTAGGTTGTCCAAGCTCCGGATTAAGTTTGTGTATACGTGACATAGGATTTTCTATAACCCAAAATGCCGGATTAAAGTAATTTATGATTTCAAGTGTTTTCTTTACTAGCTTGTTGCTTTCTTCTGTTCTTCCGTCTTTGTCTTTAGCTGCAAACCAGGCTGCTCCGCTTAGTGCATAATCTGTACAGGGTACAGCTGCCAATATTCCGTATACATCTTTTATTTGTGTGTAATCCCAAGTTAATATGTTTTGCCCTAACTTTATATCAACCTGTATAACGTTATATCCTGCTTCTCTGTATGGCCTTGACCAGTTTCCAGAATAATCAAATAAGCTTAATATTGTTTTCACATTCTCACCCTTTCTAAGCTGTTTTACACTATCCTTCTATGCTTAGTTATAATTGGCTTGTCCTGTTTAGGTTTCTCTTCCTTAGATGCATCAAGATAATCAGCCAGTGCCTTTGTTGTCAGTATCCTTCTAGTTTTCTTTGTGCCTTGTCCAACTTTTAAAGCTTTTATTTCACCTCTTAGACACATTTCTCGGATAGTCTGCCAGTAGATGCCTGTTTCTGTAGATGCTTGCTCCCATGTTAGGGTTGCCCCATATTTTTGTAGTAAGTACTCATGTGTTGTCATTGCTGTTCCCCCTTTGGTTTGGGCTGTGATTCGGATTCA